GTTTCCCAGTCACGATCCCTAGAAGTTCTCTGTCAGTAAGGTTCTCTGTAATGTACCAGTCTTTCAATATTTTCTTAGGTTTCTTAGCCATCAGTGTGTCTCCGCCCAGTTGTGGCCTACCTTAGCTTCAGCTGCAAGGGGTACAGTCAGATTGAAGTGACGTCCAGCTTCGACCACTGATTGCTCAGCAAGTTCCTTGAATGCATCCACGTCTTTAACAGCGACATCCCACTGTGCTTCGTCATGCATGTCAATAACTTTGATAGCGTCAAGCTTGTGTGCCTTAACCTGACGATCTAGCCAGACCATAGCCCACTTCATTACGATTGATCCGCTGGATTGGAGGAGAGTGTTAAGGGCTTTATTGCGCTGAAGGCGTCCATCAGTTCCTCGTCTAATCCAGAGCTTTCTTCCATCCAAGCCGAGAAGATAGCCGCGTCCAGCAGCTCGCTTGACACCTCTGACAAGTTTGTCAATTGCTGGGCAAGCAGATAAGAATTGTCTACGTAGTTCTCTCCCGCTTGCTGTATCTCCTCCTGCGATGCTTCCGAGTTTTGCATCACCTGCGCCGTAGTTAAATGCATAGATAAAAGTTTTTGCAGCGTCTCTTGTTGGCAAGCCAGCAAGTTTTTGATTATACGTGTGGACATCTGTACCTTCTTCCTCTCTTCCGTTAACGACACGTTCACTGAACTCGTCATCGCCCATGTAGTGGGCAAGCATCCTCAGCTCTAGGCCTGAGGCGTCGTATCCGACAAGTAGTCTATCTGGGCGGTGAGTGAAATACGACCGCATCTCATGGCCGTAGGGAACATGCTTCTTAGCTTTCGGCACATTGACGACAAGTCTGTGTCGCATCCGTCCAGTGTTAGTACCGCACGGGTTAGCTCCGGCGGGTAGCGTTTGATCTGGTCTGACATTCTTAATCCATCCTTCTATCTGTGACTTACGGTGAGACCATAGCTTACGATTTTTAATTAGAGCACCAACGCCCTCTTGAATCCCATCATCCCCGTCCTCGGAGAACTCAAGCTTGGGACTGGACCGCTCACCGTCAGGCGTATAGTTCCAAGATATGGGGCGCCATCCACTGTCAAGAAGAAACTGTTTGACCTGCTTATCTGAGTTGAGGTTGAACTCCCGGTATTCGATGCGTGAAAACGGGCCACCAATCTTGATATCCTCCAAGCAGTCTGCATACCAATCACGAACCATCTTACTGGGCTGACCACTTTTGAGAAAAGGTTTCCTAACTTCCACACCCCACTGTTCCACAGTGACCGGAAGTAACGGGAATAGTTCATTGTCAATCTCCTCGATCTTTTTCTCTAGGTCAAGTACACCTTGCTTGGCAGCGTCCACGTCAAAGTACACACCATCTCTGGCTTGCCTTGCCATGATCTCTGCGACTGCCATCTCAAGTTCGATAGCCTGAGACCAGTCGTGTCCAGCTTGTTCTTCTTGAAGAGCGTAGTAAACCAACTCATTTATTCGTACATCCTCTTGACAACGGTGTTTCATTTCCTCAGAGAACTGTGACCAGTCCTCATGCTCTGGCTTGCCCTTACCTAGTCGATATCCCCACGTTGCAAGGCTGTGTGGAGAACTTTTAACTCCTGGTGGGCTAAGTCGGTCTGGATTAAGTAGCCGTGAGACGACGAGGGTGTCATATGCTTTCTGAACGAGTCCCTTAATTCCATGCACTCTTTCCAAGAGGGGGATGTCGTACTCGATAATGTTGTGCCCGATGAGTACCTCTGCAGATAGAAGAGCGGATGCTCCTTCGGCAATCTCTAGTGGTCCATAGAACCTCTCCTCACCAGTGTCCAAGTCCTTGGTAGCTATGCACCAGATGGTGTCAGCATCCCATAGACCATTAGCTTCGAGATCAAATACTAGACGCTTGCCCTTAGTTACCTGCTGCACTGGAGTGCCAGCCACAGTTCCACTGGAAATGTTCTCTGTCTTGGGTACGGGGGCAGTAAGGGTTGTCATCTATAGATACTCCGTTCTTCTCAGCGTTCTTACCTTCTCTGTAGAGGGCAGTGTCTTTGTCTACTTGGTGATAATAGTTAGTATCTATATCATCGAAACCGTTCATGTTAGAACCTCGCCTTATGTTCTTGCTTCTGGGCCTCTTTGACATCCCAATTCGCAGGACGTTCAACTTTTCTTAGCCTGCCAGAGTGATCATCAAAGTGAAGGTAGTCAGCATCGCCAGTGCGCCCAGTAAATCGGCACTTACCAACAGTAACAAGTGATGTATTTGCACAGTATACCTCCGGGTGTTGTTGGTTACGGGTAAGGAAGATGACATCCCAGCTCAGCTGCTTGATAGAACCAGAGCCACGGAGATCGTCGAGGGTGGGACGCAGACCTTCTTCAAATGCAATGCCTTGGCCTGACGTTTTCTTGAGGTGTACTACTAGGAAGATTACGATACCAAACTCTTTTACAATCTTAGCAAGCTTGGTCATAATGGTGTCGATACGCTCGCGCTCACCTCCCTCGCTTGCGTACTCAGACACAATGATAGACAAATGATCAAGGAAGATCATCTTACAACCCTTGGCAGCGAAGTACCTTATCTTGGTAAATAGGTTGTCATCGTCCATACCCCCGAAATGGTCGTAGAGTTCCCATCTACGAGTGCCGTAGATGTAATCGTAGGCTGCTCGTTCTTCTTCAGGATCGACGTGTACATCTGGCAGAGTGATTCGTTTATTAAGGTGGAGGGAAAGCATACCACCGATAGTATCTCCCAACCCCTCCTCAAGCGCAATGTCTGCAAAGGAGTAATCAGTGGTACAGTGATAGTGGTATTTGAGTTCTCGGAGGAACTGAGTTTTACCGCAACCAGACCCGCTTGCAACTGTGACAATCGAGCCGGGTCGCACTCCATAAGACTTGGAGTTAAGACCACTCCACTGGGAAGGGTAAGGGATTGACTCAACTTCTTTAGATTTGAGATAACTGTCCCATGCGTCAGCTCCGTTGACGATATTGTCTGGCTGGTATGGCTTGGCTTTGATAGCAGCCCACTTAAGGTCCTCGGCTTTGTTAGCCATGACCATATCGTTCGGGTCTTTGAGAGGAAGAACTGCAATGCAGGTTTTAGCAGGCAAAATTTTTGCGGCATCGGATGCTGCCTCTTGTCCAGGTTTATCGTTATCGAGTACAAGTACAATCTTATCGAAGGAGTCGAAGAACTCCATGTGATTTGAGATCGCCGTGCGCGCGTGTGCGCCACCGACAGACACAACTGTAGGCCGCCAGTCAGCAAGGCCTGAGTGCAGGGTCAATGACTGATAGAGAGCCATTGCATCGTCAGCGCCTTCTGTTACATAGACAGCCTTACTGGATGTGGATCGACAGTGCATGCCAAAGAGATCAGCGCCTTTGGCATCGCCGACGTAGTGAAAATCTTTGGGGAGGGTGCGTACGTGATACGCACACACGTTGCCGTTCTTGTGGCGGGGGTAGTAGATGTGGGTGATGGTCTCCCCGTCTTCAGGGGACACGCCTACGCGCACGCCAAAGTGCTCGCAGGTTTCTTGAGAAAGCTTGCGTGAAGGGATTGCTTTGATAGGATAGTCTTGAATATCTTGGAGGGATTCCATCTGAGGGGTCTCTTTAGGTGGGGGTGTACTGGGAACCATTGATTCGGCACCCTGCCTTGCGGTGTAACCACATCGGTTACAATAACTCCCGCCGTCAGCAAAGAGGATCAGATGATTCCCAGTACGATCCCGGCCCTCAGCCTTGCACTGAGGACAGGGGGCATCGCCAATGATCTTACCTTTAGTTCTCACTTCAGGCTCCCATTATTGCTGTCAGTGGATTTGCTTAGACAGCGGCGACACGCTTATGTTCCATGGGGGTGTCAAGTTTACATCCGCAACGCCTGTGGCCTAGCGGGATTAAATCACCCAGACTGCTACTACAAACGCCCCGATTGTACTCAGGATCAATAGCAGATTTTGATTGCGATCACTCATAGCCGTGTCCTTAAAACTTGAACTTAGCGCGCAGAATGGGAACGATCTGATACACTTGGCCATCAGCATCCTTCAACTCTTTCCATTCAAGGTCGAGTGTCAGAAGCTCGCCAACATGAGAGTTCGCAATTGTTTGACACATCTGGATTGTTTTAGTGAACTCTGGGTTATACATAACCAACCTCCGGCCTACCAACTGCATGACTAAATACACTAGTCATCTTTCCTCGCGGTCACTTCTCAGAGCAACCACTCGAAAAGATTCCTTTTGACAACAAGAATATCAAAAGGTTCTAATGTACTTAATAATACAGCTGGTAGGACAGCTGCCCTACCTCAGCTTCCAGAGCAGGTTCACCTCACCTGTTATGACAGGTTGAACATGATATCCAGTGCGTCGAGAAGAGCATCCTTGGCGTTAGCCAAGAACATCTTCGCTTCACTCCACCACTTGGCAACGAGTTCAGCGAATGGTTTGAGCGTAGCTGCAATCCACTTGGCAGCAGCTACTTGACCCAAAGTCACCCCCTGGATCGTGACTGGGAAAC